CGCGGCGATGAGCTGTCCTGGGGTTTTGATCGGGGCTCCGTGTGGTGCTTCGCTCATGCTTGTCTCGTCTCCGTGGGTATGTGAGCGGTACAGCGCGACGGCAACTTCTTGTTCTTGATCAGCCACGGACGATTATAGACGCAAGCTTTCGACGGCGGCGAGAGGCGCGGCGAGCTGTTCAGCAGGCGTTTACCCGCATCGTGCGAAGTCGGTTGGGCTGGCGGGGAAGGCGGGGCGAGCTGCCTGCAAAGCCCGGAGAAAGGCCTTGGAGGCCGTCCGGTGGACGCTGTGGCCGAAACCGGGTATGCTTCCGGTCTCGCTTGGGCGCCGCTTTTGTTCTGAATGCTGCGCCGAGTGTGTCCGATTTAGTGTTTGTTGTTGTCTAAGCGCCCGTAGCTCAATGGATAGAGTACTGCCCTCCGAAGGCAGGGGTTGCTGGTTCGATCCCAGCCGGGCGCGCCAATTCTGACAAGGGTTTCAGCGGTTTTCCTGCTTCAGCATTTCCCTCCAGTACAGTGAAAATACAGTTGGTACAGTCAGCCGGTGGCCGTCTGCAGGTCGACGACCTGTGTGTGCGGCTGGACCCAGCGTGCCAGGTGATCGGCCGACAGGTGCGCGTAGCGTTGCACCATCTCCAGCGTTTCCCATCCTCCCAGCTCCTTCAGGACCTGTAACGGCGTGCCGCGCTGCACATGCCAGCTGGCCCACGTATGTCGCAGATCATGCCAGCGGAAATCGCGGATGCCGGCGCGCCTGAGCGCTTTGGTCCATGCAGCCGTCACGGTCTGATAAACCGGCTTGCCGTGGTACACGAACACGCTTTCGACGTACTCCGGCATGCGCTTCTTGCCGCGCTGTCGCCGTAGCACCGCGATTGCCGTGTCCGACAGCGGCACGGTGATCGCCTTGCGGGCTTTCGCCTGGTCCGGATGAATCCAGGCGACGGCCCGCGCCAGATCGACCTGCGACCACTGGAGGCCCGTCACGTTGGCACGGCGCAGCCCGGTCTCGAGACTGAACTGCGCCATGTCGGCCAGATGCGCCGGCAGCTCGGCCAGCAGACGTTCGGCTTCCGCCAGCGTCAGCCAGCGTATCCGGCGCGACAGGATCTTGGCCTTTTTCGTCCTTGGCGCCCGGTCGATCCACTCCCATTCGACCGCGGCATTCAGGACGGCCTTGAGGACGCCGACGACGCGGTTCACCGTTCCGGCGCTGACATTGCGGCCGAGCTTCCGGGGACCTTTGCGGGTCTGGACGACCCGGGGCTCCATCCGCTTGATGTGCGCAATCGCGTCGATGCGGTTGCGGTCAATATCGGTCAGCAGCACGCCCGAGAGGTGCTGATCGAGCCACCGCAGATGCGTCTTGCTGGTTTCCAGACTGGCAATGCCTTCACGTTCGCTGACATAGCGGACGACCGCATCATTCCAGGTGTAGCGCGGCTTGTGACCGAGCCTGGCCTGGTTCCACAGATCCACTCTCAGGCGGTCGTAGAACTCCTGCGCCTGCTCCTTGTTGCTGGTGCCAGTGCTGCCCTGTACGACCGGGCCGCCACCGGGCGGGGAAAGTCGGTAATACCAGTTCGGACTTCTACTTCGTTTATAGAGCGACATTTTTCATCTTCCTGATGATCGCCCTGCACAACTCGCGGAATCCATTCTCCTGCGAGGTAACGATGCAGCGCAATCGTGGAGAACATCCAGCGCTTGCCTACCTTCCGGCCCGGGAGTTCGCCGGCCTTCGCCTTGAGCCTCACCGTTTCCGGATGCGCGCCGAGCATTGCCGCTGCCTGAACAAGATCGACAGTACTCATCGGCGGCTCTCCAGACGGACGCGAGATGGGGGCACACGCGGCGCAACTCGTGGACACGTGGATTGCCGGGCGGGCAGTTGCAAGTCATTGATCGGTAAGGGAACGCCTGCCATCAGTTGCCATGAGTCAGCCGATTCCGGCGTGGCTGACTGATGGCCTAAAAAATAGGCAGCATGTCTGACTCGTGGCAAAACAGCGGTAACCCGTGGCGCGCGTGCGTGGCTGATTCCTCGCACTTCACAGCCTTCTTTCTTCTTCTCTTTCAATGAATTAGAGAGAGAAGAAGATGGTACGGCGCGGCAAAACGCAAAAAACAGACTCGTGGCAAAACCGGAGCAACTCATGGCAAAACCCGGACGACCTGTGGCGGTAGTCCTCTCAACAATCAATGACTTACGGGCGCGCACCCCCGAAAACCACGCGTTAGCTGCGCTGCCTGCCCGTCCCCATCGGCCAGTGTCGGTCGCGCGGTCCCCCGACCTCCCGGTTTGGGCCAGTCTCCGTCCGGCCTGGCCCGGGGAAAGGACGGCCAGACAGCGGCCAGACGGAACGGGACGAAGGTGCCGGTCGCGCGGCGGCGACGAGAGCCGGGCCGGCATCATGCGCGACCCCGCTGTTCGACGGCGTCCGTCGCCAGGTCTTCGCGCACGGATACGTGCAGACCGAAATCCGCCAGGCGATTGAGTGAAACCGGTGTGAGATACGGCACGCGGCGGGTGTAAATGCGCCGTTCGACTTCCTTCTCACCGACCACGACCCCGGCGTGATGGAGCTGGCGCTTGAACACGCGATCGGATTTCACAGGGAGACCATTCCACTTGTCTCGGAGCGCCCCGGTGTGTGCGATGTGATCCATCACGTGTCCGGTGCGCAGCAGGATGCAGAATTCGCCGTCGACCGTATCGAACGTGTACGGGTGCTTGTAATTGCCGCCGTCGATTTCGGACAGCACGGTTTCGAGAATCCAGACCCACGGCTCGCGATCGGCGCTGGTTTCGGCAATGTGGCTGTTCATTTCGGCAGTGAGGTCGCGCGGAAAATCGCCTTCACTGGGGTCCATGCCGGCGAACTCGCACAGGTATCGCCACGCAAGCCCCACGGCCGCATAGTTGCCGGCCATGCGCAGCGCGCCATCGTCGGCGCCGCTCGCGCGACAGGTGGCGAGGCAGCGTTCCCGGATGGCGCGATACTGGTCGAGCACGTCGCGCCTGTTCAGCCCGGCCAGGAACTCAAGCCACTGGCGCAGCGGGAAGCGCGGCAGATCGTCAGGCAGCATGGGACCGCGCTTGCCGGTGAGCGACGTGCGCACCAGCTTGCCGAGCAGACTTTTTACTGGTACGTCTTCGCCGGCCAGCATCACCGGCGCGCACAACAGGTATTCCGTCATGTCGGTGCCGCGGCGGGTAACGGTGTACTGGTAGTTTTCCTGCAGCAGGCCGACGGCCTTGTCGATCACATCCTGCCGACGTGCAGACAGTTCTTCCCAGCCGACCGGGTGGCTGGTGTGACTGATACTCGTCAGGAGCCGGAATTCGGTCTGCAGGCTTTGGCCGGAAAACATGGTGAAGGCGATCGTCCGTTCGAGCCGTTTGATGAGCGTCGACTTGCCGGCGCCCTTGTCGGCCTGCACCGTCATGTGCGGCCAGAAGCCGAGCAGCGCTTTCAGGTGACCGCCGAGTGCCCATACGAGCGGGATCGTGGCGGCGTTCTGCCGGAACGTCTCCTGATACGCGACCAGCACGCGCCGCGCGTCGCCGACCGGACCTGCCGGAAATGACAGGTTGTGATACGGACACTGCTTGTCGGCCTCGGTGAAATAGCAGTCGGGGCCTTCGTTGACGATGAGCTGGCCGTCGCGCCAGGCGAGGCCCACGAAGTTCGCCGCGTGGCGCGCGCCGAGGTCCGCGCCGCGCTCAAGGATGTTCACCATGCGCTTGAACGGTGCCGGCGCCCAGATCGGCCCGAACTTGGCCCACTGGTCCGTGTTGTGAAGCTGGTCATCCATCATCACACGACGGATGAGCGTCGGGCCGTGACGCGGCGCCTGCACGGACACGGCGAAGTACACGGTCGGCGCCTGATCGGCGTCGCCGGTCATGGTCGAGGTCGCGCTCGCCACGGACACCCGGCTCATGGAGGCGATACGGAAACCGCACAGATCGGTCGTCACGGGTGTCTCGACGCCGCTTTCCTCGTTGCGCTCCATTTTCGCGATATAGCTGGTGAAGTCGGGTCGGGTACGGAAACGCCAGTACTGTGCGAAGTCGTGCGACGGCAGGTAGATGCGCGGCCGGCCCTTGCGGCTGTCGTCGCCCGCCATGCCGGCAATAAGCCACGGTTCGTACTGGTCAAGTGCGCGTTGCAGCTCGCGAGGGCCGCGCAGTTGCAGGAAGTCGTTGACGTCGTTGATCGGCTTGCGAGTCCTTTCCCCATCGGCCAGGTCGGCCAGCCATCCGGACTGATCGACCATCACGGCACTGATATTCAGGCTCGTGAGGCGTTCGTACAGTGCCCACGCGGCTTCGGGGCCGGGGCGGTGGCCGGCGCGCGGGTGGCCGTCCGCGAACGGCTCGTCATTGTCGAGGCAGATCACGACCTGTTTGCCTCGCAGGAAGGAAAAGTCAATGCCGCCAACGTTCGCAAGGCCGCGCAGCGCAAATGCGGCTGTCGCGGGAATGCTGCACGTGTCGACCGATAGCGCATTGATTGCGCTTTCGACGACGATCACCCGCTTCGCCTTGTTGAGACGCCGCGCGTCGGCGGTCCAGCCATAACCCGACTTGTCGCCCTGGGTCTGCGTCTTGACACCGCCATTGATGGTCGGATCGACGTAGCGCATATCGACGGCGACGACGTGACCGGGATTCAGTGTGCGGACGATGAACGCGGCAGCCGGGCCACCGTGCCCTACCTCGCCGGACTGCACCTTCGAACTGGTCCAGTCGTTGAAGCCGAGCGTTCTGGCTGCGATCGCGGCGTCGATCGCATCGCCGGAAATCCCGCGCCCGGTCAGGTAGTCGCGTACGCGCGCGCGTTCCGCGAGGCATCGATCGGCAATGAACTCCACGGTTGATTTCTCGCGGCGGTCCGCCGGCGCGGCCGGCCGGTCGAACGGGATACCGTAGGCTTCATGCAGAAACCGTATCGCATCGGATACCGTGCCGCCGCGCGCATAGATCACCAGATCGATGCAGGAGCCGCCCTGGTCGGCGCTGTGATCGCGCCAGCCGGTGCCGTGTTTCGGGTGGTTCTGGTAGATCGACAGCGACGGGCTCCGGTCCTCGTGCTGGGGCGAGTGGTAGAGCGCCTTATCGCCGCCGCGCCCGCGTTTGAGGCCAAGGCGATCGGCCAGGTCGTGCAGGTCGACGCGCTGTTTGAGTTCTTCAATCGAGGCCATGGTTATGCGTGCTGCTGTGACTGGGAATCAAATGTTTCGACCGGGTTGCCGTCCGTGGCCGGGCTGAATACGACGGCTTTCAGCGCGTCCGACGAGTGCGGGAAAGCGAGGGCGAGACGATCGCTCAGCGCGGCGACAAAGAGGCCGATGGTGCATTGGCGCTCCAGGCTGCCGGGCCGGCTATCGAAACGCAGCACGGCGGCGGCCCGAACGATCGCGGCCGTGAGTGCAGCATCGTGGGGCGCGGCCGTTTGTTGAGGGGTGTTAGTGAAGCTCATACGGCCTCCCGTGCGGGAACAGACCACGCCAGTGCGGTAATGAGGACGACGAGCGACACGAAGCCGATGGCGACGGCGGTGAGCGGGCCGAATCTGTCAGACGCGCGGCGCAGCGTCAGCGCGGCTGTCCACGTCATGCCAGCAAGTGAGAAAGACAGCATCAGCAATACGCCTAAGCCGAAGATGTACGTTTTCATGATGGTTTCCTTCAAGGGGCACCGGTGATCGGTGCAGAGGTCGGGTCAGTCGTTCTGATCGTTCGCGGCGCGACGTTTGGCGTCGTAGCCGGGGCGGTCGCATTTACGTGCCTGCATGGCGCGCGCGGCACTTTCCACCGCGCGGTGCACAGCCCGGTGACGCATCGACGAATCGAAGTCGCCGACCATTCGCAGGCGTTGCCAGGCCGCACGCAGTTCTGCTTCGGTGATGGGCGCACGCATGGCAATCAGTGCAGTGTCGTTAGGGTCGGCGCGAGCATCGGCATGCCGGCCTCGCAATCCCAGCGGCAGCCGAGGACGTAGCCGAGCCGGCGGGCCATGCCGACAAACACGAACGGATCGATATCGGCGTTCCAGAGAAGCCGCAGATATGCGCGTCGTTCCTGCATGGACAGGAACGACGGGTCGAACGGCAGGACAAGCGGCGCTGCAGCAGGGGTAGCCATGAGGTTCTCCTTTTTTTGGGCAAAAAAAGTCCCTCGCGCCCGATGGGCACGATGCGAGGGAGGAAACGGTTAAGGGAGCTAGACGGGCAGTTCGAGCTGTTCGGCGAGCCGTTCACGTACGTGAGGCGACAGCGGCAGCTTGAGCGACAGGTTCGGCATCGCGGACGGCGACAGCGTGCGCGCGAACTCCATGTTCACGACATACGTGTGACCGCATTCAGCGTTGTTGCACATGAATGTCACTTCGCGGAATGTGAGCGACATGTCCCGGCTACTGCGCGCCGTGGCGCGTGTCCGGCAGTGCGGGCAGCGATTCAGAATGCGCATGAATACCTCCGGGTTAGCGTTTGCCGCATTCGCCGTAACCCTGGCGTGCGCATTCACAATGGACGCCGACTTCGCCGAGCGTCGCGACAGCGTCCAGATACTTTCGCGTGACGAGCACGAAGCCGACTGCGGCGACGAGCGTGTCGATCTTGTCGATCACAACTCCCTGCCCGCCGCTCAGGAAGCGGCTGACCTGCGAGTCGTCCCAACCGATCGTCTGTTGTACGTCGTGGCGTCCCGGGCCGTTCAGCGCCTGACGCAGGGCGGGTTCGATGCGAGCGGGGGTTCTCATGGCTCAACGACCCGCAACAGTATTTGCGTGCAGTTGAGCGACGGAGCCGATAACCTTGGCCCTGTACTGCTCAACGCCTTCAAGATAGATCAGACGCGCGACGCTGGAGGTCGAGCGGTTCTGGCTTCCGGCAAGCTGCTCGAGCATCTGACGCTCGATGGGCATCAGGCGCATATAGACCGGCTTGCTGGACAACACGCCGCGCGGTGAGCGTGTTGTAGGCGCTTTCTTCAGAGGCATGGCGATATACTCCCTGTCATTAACCTTGCACAATCTGATTGTAATTGCCAGTTTGGCAAGTTTCAATAGGTTTATTGCCACTATGGAAAATTTCGGCGCGCGGCTCAAAGACGAACGGAAGCGTTTGGGTCTGAAACAAGCTGAGCTTGCGGAACTAGCCGCAACGACCAACGTTGCGCAAAGCCGGTACGAAAGCGGTGACCGCTCGCCTGATTGGGCATATCTGTCAGCGGTCGCGAGAGCTGGGGTGGACGTGCTTTACGTCCTCACCGGCGAACGTGACACGTCGGCACTTTCGCCGGACGAAGCTGACCTAGTGCGTCGATACCGCGAAGCGCCAGACGCGGTCCGCGTGGCTGCAGTCGCAGCGCTGACGGCAGGCGCGGCACCAGCGAAGTACCAGCAAAGCTTTAAAGGCGCCAATATCGGTCAGCAGGTGAGCGGAGATGTAACCGGTCCTTTCACCATTGACATGGGCAATACGGGAAAGAAGCGTCGGGGCGAGCAGAAAGATTAGCAGTTGAAAAGTAGGGCGGCGGGGCCAGCCGCGTTGGAGAATAAAAAGCAATGGAACAGAAATTCAACGGGGACATCGGGCAGGTTGCGGGCCGCGATGTCAAAACAAATAGCGCGCAATCCAACGTAAGCGTGCATATCCACAACGAACCGAAACAGCGTTACATCAGCGACCGTCAGCGCAGTGCAATCGCCCGCAAGGCGTATCAGATCCAAGCCAAGACGCAGACCGACAAGCTGATGGTATATCGGCGCCTGATGACGGTATTCAAGTTCCCTAACATGGACGAGATGCCGCGCGACGTGTACCAGCGTGCGATGTCCTATCTCGAAGTCTGGTTGCGAAATGGCACAACGGAGCCGGCACCGGTCAAGGCTTCATCGCGAACGTCGAGCCCCGCTGCCGATGCGTCATATCGCGATGCCACGGAAGACGCGAGGCATATTTTCACCTCCACAAATCCGAACGTAGCAACTCCGCAGCTTTTCGCCCAGGCGGCAATGCCTGACGTGCCTGCGAGAAAGGCGCCGTGGCGAGCGGTTGCCGTAGCGTGCGGAGTAATCGCCGCGCTTTCAGCCGTGGCCTATGTCGTTGTAGACCTGTCAACAGCATCCGCGCAGTCGCCCGCCGCACCGGTCGCGGCGCAATGCGAGTACGGTGGTCATCACTACTCTATCGGTAGCGTGGTCCTGCAAGCTGGCTTACGCCAGCAATGCGCGATAACTGACGACAACACAGTCACGTGGGAAAAGGTCAACACACGGCATCGGCGGTAGGTCACGCGAACCATTGCATCTAGCAGGCACCAGTGAATTGGCCAAGGCTGACCGACTGGAAATTTGTGCACGGGGAAATTAATGAAGCTATCTGTATGGACCGCCAAGTCAATCATCATTGCCGCACTATGCAACGTGCTCAGCGTTCACGCGGCCGAGTTGCCGCCGGCTCTGCAAAAGAGCCTTGCAAGCCGACAGGTTGACGGGGTGAAACTGGAAAAAGGATCGCTCTATATGACGATTCGCAAACCAGTCGTGAGGCGCGAAGCTTTCGATAATGTTTTGACGTTCGGCGCATGCTGGACTGCGAACACATGGGGGCGGTCCGACATACGGCGCATTGAGATACGGAACGATATCGGCGCACAAGGGTTCTCATTTCAGGGTGGGCGAAATGAGTGTGAGGCGCTTAAAAACATCGCGCTCGATGCGGAAAAGCGGACAAGCTACATTTCTGAGCGCCTTTGGGTGTGTGTGGCCGGCAATGCCTGTCGGCCGCGACGGCCGGGTGAAGTGACCGCCGGCGACGAGTAAAGCGAAAGGGCCAAGGCTAAACCTTGGCCCTTTGTTTATTGCCCGCCTTTGCGAAAGTGCGTGCGGTGCCGCTCGCTCGTCGGATCGTCGCGTGTTTCAAGTTCCAGTTCGCACGTATAGCCGCCGTTGCCGTCAATCTCGTGCCGCACCTTCTTCACAAGCCATGACTCCGCATCGATATCGGGCTTGAAGCCGTTCAGATAAACGGGCACTTCGGGGTAGAGGTCAGGCCGGCCGAGCGCGAGGTTATACGTCATCGTCGCCTGGCTGCGTTTCGTGCGGTTCAGCTCGGCCGTTGCTGCCGCGCGTGCATCGGCTTCGGTTGCATAGGTTTCCGGCAACACCTTCGCGTTATGGTTATCTTCGCCGCCGACGACGATCGACTTGCGTTTCGCGCGGCCGGTCGCGTGGTAGAACGCGCGCACGCACGCATAGTTCTCGCGCTCGGATACGTGATAGCGGTGCCGGTCGCCTTCTTTGCGCGTCAGCTCAACGGGGGCGAGCGCCTTGCCGCTAACGCTCGTGCCGTGACCGATCGGCACGAACAGCAGGTGCGTATCCTTCACGTTCATCACGGCGTCGTAACGCTTCGCGAGGCGTGTGAGAAATGACATATCCGACTCGTGCGTTTGATCGATGTGCGCGATCACGATTTCCGCAAGCGCCTCGGTGATCGCCGGTTTAAGGCCGTGCGCGCCGGCGATCTTGCGCACAATCGCGCCGATCGTTTCGCCGTGCCAGCTCTTTTCCTTTCGTTCGCCGAGGCCTTTCGTCATCGAAGCAGATCGCGCCTGAATGGTGAGCATATCCGGGGTGCCGGCGTGCTCGATTTCGTTGATCGTGAAAGAGCCCTTGTCGACGAGGCCCGTGTCGGACCATCCGAACGCCACGCGCACGACTTCGCCGCGCTTGGGTAGCACGAGCTTTCCATCGGCATCGTCGAGTGAGAGCATCAGCGTATCGGCTTCGTCCGATCGCGACTCGTCGAGCGACAGGTGATTCAGGCGCGGCGAAATCTTGCTCGTGAGGTCTTTGCCGTTGAGCGTGATTTGATAGATCGGCGTCGGTTGCTTCATTGCGCTTTGTCCTTCGCCGGCTCAGTTTTCGTTTTCACGAGGCCATCGTCGACGCGCGTGAGGTTTAACGTGAATTCGACGCGCCTCGGCGTGCCGTCTTTCTGGTGAAGCGATTGGCCTTCGTCGAGGCCTTCGATCACGAATGCGCCGTATACCGTGCCCGTGCCGTCGACGAGCACATAGGCCTCGCCATCGTCGGCCATCGTGCGCAGCTCGGTAAGCGACGACAGCTTGCCGATACCTTGATCGGGCGCAAACCAGCCCGTGAGCGTGATTGTGTCGTCACCCTGGCCGGTGTATTGCCGAGCATTACGCCCGCCGACGCGCGACGTACTCGCGTGCTTCCAGCTCGTGCGCCGTTGCAACTCCTGATAGGCCAGCGTCGACAGACTGAAAACGAATTGGCCGAGTGACATCATCATCGTTTCTTCCTCCGTTAATCGGACAGGCGGGAGCTAACGCGCGAGGCCTTCTTGCGCTCGATATCGGCGAGCACCTTGCGAATCCGCGTCTCGATTTCGTCAGAGCCGCCGCCTGAAATCTGAAAAATGTAGGTGTCGCCGCCGGCCGACGATGCCGCGCCGGCCGCGTTTCCGGTCGCCTGGCGGGCTTGCAGGGCGGGGCGGGTATCAATCGCTGCGCCGGGACCGCCGGCGGGCGTGCCGGCCGTCTGTGCGCCTTGCGCGGCAGCGAACGAGGTCGCTGCGAGCGTCGCGAGGCCGACCGCGGCTTTCGCGATGCGGCCTTGCTCGCCTTCCATGCCGATCGCCGCGCCTCGCGTGATGAATCCGCCCAGCTCGCCGAACACGCGCGACGGGCTATGAATGCCGAGCTTTTCCTTGAACCATCCGACCGTGCTTGTCGCGACGTTCGTGATCGCCGCTTGAACAGCGCCGAGGCCGCTAGTGATGCCGTTGACGAGGCCGGCGATCAGGTTGCCGCCGAATTCCGAAAACTTCGCCGGCATGTCGACGCCGAACCATGACAGCACGGCCGCGAACGCCTGATAGAACAGACCAAGCGGGGACCAGTTGACGATAAGTGCGCCGATACCTGAAATGCCGCCAGCGAACGCCTGTTGAACCTGTGGCCATAGGCCGCCGAAAAATGCCTTGATCGGTTCCCAATAGACATAGATCGCGAGCGCCGCCGCCGCGATCGCGGTGATCGCAAGGCCGATCGGATTCATCAGCATGGCGCGGCCGGCGAACATGGCGGCCGACGCGAACACGCGCCATGCAGTCGCGCCGAGGCCGAGCACGCGCGCGAGAATGCCGCCTTGCATGCCAAGCGCCGTCATACTGAATTTGACGACAGCGAGCGGGCCAAGCACGCCGGCGAGCATCACGACGAGAGCGCCGCCGGCCGTCAACAGCAGCGCGACGCCGGCCGCGACTTTCATCAGGCCGTTAGCGAGCTTCGGATTGTCGCGCGCCCATTGGCCCAAGCCTTGCGCCATGTCGCCGAGCCATTGGACTACGCCTTTCATTTCCGGCGCGATCGACGCGCCAAACGCGACGAGGGCATTCGTGAAGGTGCCCGTAGCCGATTCCCAAAGGTTTTTAAGCGTGCCGAGCTGCTTATTAACGCGCTCCTGCATCGAGGCTTGCGCCGCCATCTTGGCGACGACTTCCTCGTAACCTTCTTTGCCCTTATTCACCATCAGCGACACGGCTTGCAGCGTTTCAGCGTCCTCGCCAAAAATCTCTTTAAGGATGCCTTCGCGCTTTTGCGTGGTGAGGCCTTTGAGCTTTTGGAACTGTGCAAACATCTTGTCGAGGCCGCCGAATTCGCCCTTGCCGTTCGTGAAGTCGAGGCGTTGGGCCGGCGCGAGCTGCTTGTTTGCCTTGCCGACTTTCTTCGCGTCCATGCCGAGCTGGAACACCTTACGGAAAGCGTTGCCCGCCGAGCCGCCGATCAGGCCCGATTGATCGGCCATCACCAGCAGCGGCGCGAGCGCCTTCGCCCCTTCGAGGCCCTTGATCTTGATGGTGTCCATCGCCGGGCCGAGCTTGGCGAACGCATCGAGCATGTTGTTATCGTCGACGCCGAGCATGAAAGATTTCTGAATCACGTCCGTCAGCGAAAGCATGTCTTTCTCGGTCGTGCGCGTGGCGTCCTGTAGCTTCGCGACAAATTCGGCCGCCTCGGCCGGCGCTTTCTTGAGCTGCACGCCGAGATAGGCAGTCGCCTCGCCCATGCCGCCTAGGATCGATTCCGCGCTGATACCTTGCCGCGTGAGCATGGTCATCATGTTCTGGAAATCCGAGGTCGTGCCGGGGAGCCGGTCGCCGAGCTTCATCGCGAGCGTGTTGATCTTCTCGAATTCAGGGGGCACGACGCCGCCGGCGCGCATAAGCGCGCTCGCGAGCTGCGTCGCCGATTCCTCGGCTTGCGCATATGCGGCGATAGGCACGAGAGTTGCCGCGCCGACGACAGCGCCGCCGGCCATCATCTTCGCGCCCGTGCCCGCCATGGAACCGGCCAGTTCCTTTGTCCTGTTCATTTTCTCGCGCGCCTCGGCGAGCCGCTTCGTGCGAGTGGTGAGGTCGGCGAGCTTGTTTTGCTGAATCGTCATCACGCCGATTGTCGCGGCCATGCACGAGCGCAAATTGCGCTCGTGCTCCGACAGATTGCGCGTATCGATGCCGGCGCCCGCGAGGCGATCGCGGAGCGCCCGCACCTTGTCGGCCTGTTTGTCGTGCTCGGCGGTGAGCTGCGCGGCCGTGCGCTTCGCGCGTTCAAACTCCGCGACCATCTGTTTCGTCGGCGAGTCGGTCGAGCCGATCGTGCGGGCCAGCTCGGCGACGCGCGATTGCGCGCTCTGCATGTCGCGCCTGGTGCCGTTCAGGCCGACGCGCATTTCGCGAAACGCGGCCACGTCCTTTTGCGTGCGCTGTAGCTTGCCGAGTTCTTCACGCGACTCCTTGAGCGACTTCGCGAGGCCCTTGTTACCGTTGAGAATGTTTCGCAGGGGCTTCGTTGCGCCGTCGACCATATCGAACAGCACGCGCAATTTCAGGTCGTTACTGTTTGCCATCGTTATTCGCTTCCATACGGCGAGCGCACGCGCGCTCGCTCGCGCCAGTCGGCCAGCTCGGCCAACGTCAGATCGTCCATATCGCGCCGTGTCCAGTGAAACACGGTCGCGATATCGGCCATCGCTTCTTCAACGCGGTCGGGTATGCCGTTCTCTAGCTCGCCCGCTTCGGCAGCAAAAAAGATGCGAACGCCACCCCCAATTGCACGAGGTCAGCGGGGTCGAGCTGCTGCACGTCAAACTCGGTGAGCGTCGGCGACGAGATGCGCGGCAACACCTTGCCGAGTGCGTCGACGTCCAGATTCACGAGCGCATTGAGCGACGTGCCGCGCAGCTCGCCGGCGGCCGGCTTGCGCAACGTGATTTCGTTGATTACCTGTTCGCCGCGCGTGATCGGAGCATCGAGGGTGATGGTGTTCGACTTGGCTTGTTCGGTCATTTCTTTCTCTGTTCAGATTGGGTCGTTGATGCCCGCCCGGTGCTTGACCAGGCGGGGAAGGGGACATGCTTGCGTTACAGGCCGATTGCCTTGCGCAGATCGGCCAACAGGTCTTCGCCGTTGACGTTTTCGACCATGTTGATGAGGTCAATCTCGATCACGGTTTCGCCGTTGACGGTGAGCTTGTAATAGCTGCACGTCGTCGAAACCTTGAACGCCGTATCGTCGCCGGGCTTCGAGTTGCCGAAATCGAGTTCCTTGTGTCGGCCGCGCACGACGATTTCGATAGCGTCGTGCTTCGTCGAATCCTCGGAGCGATACGCGCCGGCGAAACGCAGTTGCACGCCGTCATGCTTCGTGATGCCGTATTGCGCGCAGACCGATCGCATGAAGCCGCCGGCCGTCCATTCGAGCACGATGCCCTCTTGCCCTTGGTCGATATCGATAGGGCCATTCATGCCGCCGCCGCGATACGCCTCCATCTTTCGCGTCAGCTTCGGGGGCGTGACTTCGGCAATCTGTCCCGCGAAGTTTTCGCCGTTCTGGAACAGATTGAAATTCTTTAGTTTCTTCGGCAATGCCATGTTTAATTGCTCCTAGTTAGGCTGTGACGCGTGCGGCGAAGTCCATCAGATAGCGGTCGGTGATGCGTTGGCGCAGCATCAGGTTTTCAAGGGGGGGAACCGGCGTGTAGTCGTAATCGATCGAGAGCTTGCCGGCCTTCAGCGTGTCTTTGTCGTTCACGCTGTCGTCATACCAGGCTGAGCCGCCGATCAGATAGCCATTCGAAACCAGCTCGCGGAATTTCGCGTTGATGCTTTCGATAATGTCGCGCACGATCGACGGGTGTAAATCCACGTCGACGAACGTCATTTGAGCCTCGGCCATCGTGTCGGCGAGCACTTGCGCGGTGCGCGTGTAGTTCTCGAACGCGAACAGCGGATCGTCGGAACAGGTGCGCGAACCCCAGAAGCGATAACCGTTCGAGTTAATCAGCGTCGTCACGTCCTGTTCGTTCAGGTAGCCCGCATCGGTCGCGGGGTCTTGCAAATCCCAAAACACATCGCGGCTAATGCCGGTGACGCCGTTGATGCCGACATTCGAGAGCGTCTTTTGCCAGCCCCTTTGCTCGTCGAGCTTGGCTCGCAGTCCGAGCGCGATCGCCGTCGCGTCGATCGTGGTCGACGCGTCCGCGGTCGTGTCCCATCCGAGGAAATCAGGCCACAACACCATCAGCTCGCGCTGGCTGAATTGCTTGCGGTACGTGGTCGCCGCTTCCTTCGTTTCCGCGCCGTTCGCCGAGATATAACCAAAGCCGCGCAGCTTCTGCGCGAGCGCTCCGAGGGCCGTCGCGACGGGTTGCGTGTCGAGGCCCGGTGCGCCGAGAATCCGCGGCTTGATGCCGAGTTTCGATTGCGCGGCGAGTAGCGCTTGCATGCCGGTGTAACCGCCGCCGACCGCAGTCGTGCCGATCACGTTGCTCGTCGTCGCCGCATCGTCGACGCCATCAGCGACGCGCACGACGACAATGACGGGCTTCGCCTGTGCCGACATGGCTTCGAGCGTGCGCGCGAGCGTGCCCTTGTCGCCGGCCTTGCCGATCGCCGCTTGAATGTTCGTCAGCAGCACGGGCGTATCGAGCGGGAACATTGCGGCATCAGCATCAAGGCCGGTCGCGACGAGGCCGACAACGGCCGTCGATACGGTGCGAATCGGGCGCGTGCCTTCATTGATTTCGAGTACGCGCACGCCGTGGTGATAGTCAGTTGCCATATGAATTCCTGTGTAGAAGGGCAGTGAAAGGGCGGGTTGCAGATCGCGACGCTTTCGGCGTTACGCGGGGTCGGCCGGGGTTTGCGGCGCGGATTCGGTGGGCGGAATCACGGGCAGTTCAACCGGGGGCGTATAGGCGGCCGGCTCGTCGGGCCACACGACAGCGTTCGGGAAGGTTTCGCGATCGAGCGCACGCGTGCATTGCTCGGCGTAGGCCGTCCACGCCTGATAGTTGAAATAGTCCTCGGCCGACAGCGTGCGGGCCGCGTAAGCCTCGGCCTTGCCATCGGTGAAGGTCGCGGCCTTCGCAATGCGAGCAGCGTATTCGGCCATTGCCGGCGCGCTCGCGACTTCGAACGGCGTCGGCTCGTCGGGCCAGCTCACAGCATCGGGAAAGCCTTCACGCTGGATCGCACGCACGAGGTCGAGCTGATACGCGGACCAGGCGCGGAAGTAATAGGCTTCTTCGCGCGAGAGCAAACTGGCCGCATAGGCGTCGGCCTTGCCCGCGTTCATCGTTCGGGCGCGCGCCATGCGCATATCAAACTCGGCCATCGCCGCAGCGCGCACGCGTTGCGCGACGATTGCGGGATCGATCACCCATGCGCCATCGCGGAACGTGTAGTCGTCCGAGGGGCGCGGGGTTTCCGTCAAACCGTGCTCGGCGGGCGTAGCGCCGGCGATTTGAATTTCGGCCGGCTGGCCGTTGTCCTGCCGATACAGCATCAGGCCGCGATAGTCGGGCAGCAGCTTCCATGCGCCATCGATATAAAACGGCCACGTCAGGCGCGGTCGCGACGGTAGATCGTCGGTCGTGCTGAACGCAGGCACGAGCCAGCGATCGGCGTTGATCGGGTCAGGGTCGGCGAGCCGACTGGAAAGGTACTGGCCGGTCTCGGCGTCGTATTGGTGAATCAGCATGGTTCAGATCCTTTTAGTAGGCGCGAATCATTGCGAGCAGCGCGATATTTCGCGGGCGCGCTTCGTTGCCGCCGTCATAAGCGACGGTGATCGTGTGTGAGTGGTTGCCAGCGCCGCCGATGCCGACGTTGTGCCCGTGCGTGCCCGCGCCGTCAGTGTCGAAACCGTGCCCGTGTGCGCCGGTCGCGTTCGTGTATGGATATCGCGCGCCGTCGATCGAGAAAGTCGACGAATTGCCGACGCCGCGATCGGTGTCGGTTGTGTACATCGGCACGGGTTGATCCAATATGTGCCCGTGGTCGCCGATCGCGTAGGTATTGCCGTGGTGCCCGTGCCAGCCTTGCGAATCTGTCCATGCGCTGTGGACGTGATCGCCGACAGCGGCAGCGCTCGCGCTGTGCGTGTGGACCATGTTTTGATAGGCCTGATAGGTGCCGATACCACGGTTGGTATCCGCGCCGCGCGCATCGTCCCAACAGCGAATGAATTCGCCGCGCAGCTCGGGAAGGCGAAAGGTTGTCGCGCCGTCGCCGCTCGAAAAGCACCCCCAGTTATTCGACGGCCAAGCGGATTCAGCGACCAGTGCGCCGCTCGCCTGTGCATAGGCCCATAGCGCCGGGTAATCCGCGCGCTTGAGAACAGCGCCGTTCAGCTTCAGAAAGCCAGCGCGTACGCTCGTGCGCGGTTCAAAAACGATCGTGCCGACAGCAGCCGCCGCGATCGCCGCGACTACCCATTCAGTCGTCGGGACGCGCTTCGATACATCGCCGGCCGGGGGCGTGAGCGCGGTAATCAAACCGCCTACATCGAGCGTTCCGCGAAACCCGGTGTTTCCGGTGCGCGTGTCGAACCAGTGCGAAAACTCCGCTTTCGGCACGGCCGAACCATCAATATTCGGGCCGAAGCCGATGCCGTACCAAGAGCGCAGCGCAACGTTATTTCCATAGAAGCTCGCCGAATCTGCGTTTCCGGGGCCAAGCGTCGCGACGTTGCCGGGAGCCGCTGCGATGCGGAAAGAATCGACGGTTTGCACGCGGCCGATGAAATCAGCGCCCGACAGACTCGCCTTTGCATCCAGCTTTGGCTTGAGCGTCGCCGGCGTCACGGCGCGAACGGCGTCGGTGCCGGCGTCGACTTCGGCTTGCGTCGCCAACTCGATCACGCCTTGCACTTCAGTCGTCGCCGGCGGATTCAGAAACGTCGCGTCGCCGAACGTGAGCGCCGCCGCGTCGATCGTCGCGAATTGCATGTCGGCGGATAGCAGCAGCATTGCGGCCGGCGACTTCTCCATGATCGGCGTCGCCTGGCTATAGACTCCGAACAGCACATCGTTTTCGAGATACAGGCCGAATCCGTATAGCGAGAATTGATCGTCGGTGTCGTCTTTCAGGGTGACATGCACGGTGTCGGGTGCGACGTTCTTTCCGGCGAATGTCGTGATGCGCTTGCGCTCGTTCGGCATGGCGAGCATGCCCTTGTCGGCGACGAAAGGGGCAGACGCAAGGCCGATCTTTACGACTTGGTGCGCGTTGGTGCCCGTGTTGCCGGGTGCGACGAGCGCAGCTCGCCCGGCGTCGGTGATGGTGATGAGGGTTCCGGCCATAGGTCAGATATCCGAGAGAGAAAGACGGCGATACAGCGCGGGTCGAACGGCCGCCGCGACGCGCTGCGTGCCCTGCATGGAAAAGCCTTGCGTGAATGAGTAGTGCGCGCTTACGGGCTTCGTGCGATCGATTTCCGCGATGATGTCGGCCACGAGTGCAGCGGTCGGCACTTGCCCGTCCCGGCCGCTAACGGTTAGCACTACGTCGAACGTGCCGGGCACGCCGCGAGGCGTCAGCTCGAACCATTCGCGCAGGGCGATGTTTGCGCCGAACGCGGCGACGACTTCGCGCACGGCAGCAGCCGTGCCGTTTTTGCGTGCGATCGGAATGGCGGCCTTCACGCGGGCGCGCTTGGTCTGTTCGGGCCAGTAGTCTTTCCATGCGTCGACGCCGAGGTGCCACGCGAGCCACGGCAGCAAAGGCAACGGGATCGCATCGGGGTCCATCAGTACGGCCAGCGGCGACGGAATATCGCTAACGCGTGCGCCGACGCGCGCAAGGTTGCGCTCGTGCGTAGTCGAGTTTGGCGGGAGCAGATCACTCATTGTTGTAAATGCCGCCGTCGACCAGCTCGATCGCCGTGCAATACGGCGCTTCCTGTTTCGTTGCCGGAATGTCGGCGGCCGGCTCGTCGAGCATCACCTTTTGCACGCCCGGCGCGCGCGCAGCGGCATAAACGCCGTCGAGCGTGATCGCCATGCCGAGCTTGTGCATGTCGTCGGTGTACTTCTTGACGTTCTTGTTTGCCTCGGCGAGTGCGACAGAGCGATCGGGGCCGGCGAAGAAAACGAGCGTCGCACGCACGGCGTATCGCTTGATCGTCGCGCTCTGCACGGTCACGAGATCGGTGAGCGGGCGCACGTTGTCGGACGCGAGCGCTACGCGCACCTTTTCGACGAGCGTTTCGTCGGCCGTGCCGTCGCCGTCGCGCGAGAGAACCGTAACGACGACTTCTTTCGGCGCGGGGCTTACGGCAGACGCATCGAGCACGCGGCCGTCAGCGTTGCGAGCGTGCGAGATATACGCGCCTTCGGGGCCGGCAACCGAAAAGCCTTGCGGCGCGAGCTGCACGCGCGCGCGCAAATCGGTGTCGTCTTCGTAGACCGCCTCAATGTCATTTTCCGGCTCGGCCGGCGTGATCACGAGGCGTTCAATTTCAAACAGCGCGGCAAGGTGTTCGAGGTCTTTGCCCTTTGCATAGGCCAGCATCACGGCGCGCGCGGCATCGTTCACGCGTTGGCGCAACACGATTTCGCGATACGCGTTTTCCTGCAACGCAATGTTCATCGGCTCGGATTCAAGCGCGAGGGCCGCCGCTACTTCGTCCTGTTGATCGAGCGGATAGAGCGACACGAGCCGCGCCTTGCGCTCGGCGAGCAGCGTTTCATAGTCGATCGTTTCGACGATATCGGGCGATGAAAGGCGCGACAGATCGATCGGCGTTGCGCTCATGCCGCAACCCCGCTCGTGAGCTGCACGCGCGTCGATACTGGCTCGCCGGTCTCGGTCGTGGTGCCTTCAATGTCGACGACTTGCACCCCCGCGCCGGCGTCGCTCAGTTCGGTCGAGAGCTGCACACGCGTAAGGCGCAAGCGAGGTTCCCATTGCATCAGCGCGGTCGCGATCGCCGCATACAGGCGCACGCGCGTCGCGCCATTGTTCGGCGCGTCGATCAGGTCGGGCAGCTCCGAGCCGAAATCGCGGCGAGCGATACGCGTGCCGATAGGCGTCGTGAGAATCTTCGAAATCGATTGATACAGGTGTGCGAGGCCGGCCGTAGCGCGGCCGGTCGAGGCGTTCATTCCAATCATTGCGGTTCGCCGACGAGTTGCCCGTCGCCCTGTTCGAGGTGCTTGTGATGTGCCGAACTTTTGCCGCCGGCGATCACGTCATCGCTTACGGCGACGGTGCCGGAAATAGCCATCGTCGGGCCGCCGCTCGTGCCGGCCTTGCCGGTCATGCCGTTCTCAAACGCGAACGAGCCTTTAACAAGCATCGCGCCTGTGACGGTCGTTTGCGTCGCGTCGAGCGTCAAATCGTCGGCTTTAACCGTCGCCGTTTTCGTCGTGACGTTGACCGCGCCGGGGGCGGTGATGTTGACGGTTCCACCATCGGGAAAGACGGCGTTGAGAACATGGGCGGCCATGTCGTATTCGATCGATGCGCCGTCGCGATAAACGCGCATATGCTTCGCCGGGTCGGTGCTCGGCGGTGGGAAATCTTCGGAAAAGAAACCGCGCAGCGCGACGGCTTGCGCAGGGTCGCCGGTCGGGCAAAGCAGCATCACCCCTTCGCCGATCGAGGGCGCATGCCACTCGATCGACTCACCAGCGAAAGGGCTGAACCATTGAATCCAGTCGGTATGTAAATCGCCGCTCACTACTCGACACAACGCGCCTTCAACCGACTCAACGGTGCCTTTGCGTATGCCGTTCAGAAATTGGCGTGAGGATTCGTTTGCGTTCATGGCTCCATGTTGCCGAGCACGCACGCGCGAGTCGACACGCTGCGTTTGTGAGCGTGTCGGGTACAAATTTCGGGTGCCGAATGATTAAGGCGCGATGTGCTTGAGCAGTAAATCGCGGATCATTTCGCGATCGGCGTCGGTGAATCCGAGCAGCACGCGCGCGGGGTAGGTGTATTCGGGGCCGCCCGGTGCGACCCGATCGGTGCCGCCGAATTGGTGAGTGCGGGCCACGCGTGCAACGCGGCCGGCGAAACCAATCGCGAGGCCTTGCGAGTCAGTTTCGGCGCGCAGGAAGCGCGCTTGCCTCAGTCGAGCGAACATTGCCGCGCGCTTGATGCGGGCGGCCTTGTCGCGCAGATGCTTCGGGCGCGGTTTGCGCTTCTCGTATGCGCTCCCGTCCGGGTTGCGTTGCTGTGCGATGCGCGTGCGTTGGCTACGCGTCAGCTCGCGACCGATATCGCGCAGCGCGGCGCGTCGAGCGGCCGGCGTGAGCCGCGAGAGCAGCCCGCCCGCCCATGATTCGAGCGCGCTTAGTTCGTCCATTGCGCCGGATCGTAAAGGCCGCTCACCTCCCATTCGGGCACGGGTTCGTCGACGTGCGTGATGGTCTGCGCGCCAGTGTCGTCGGTGCCGACGACGACGCTTTCGGTGAGCTTGAGCTTGATCGACAGATCAACCGTGGTTTGCGTGAGTTGGTCGGCTTCGAACGATATGCCCGTCTTGCGCAGATCGTCGTTCGTCAGCAAGTCCGATTGATTGCGCTTAATCCATGCGAGCAGCGCGGCGAACACGATATCGGCATCGCCAGCGAAGTCGAGCAGCAGCACGTTAAGCGTATAGGCGTAATCGAACGAGCCGGATGCCGCGCCCGTCGCGATGATGTTGCCGGCGTCGATAAACACGAGCAGCTTGTCGGGATCGGTCGAGAGCGACGGCACGGCCACATTGAGCGCCTTGCGCAGACTGTTCGCCTTATTCATGGTCGGGGCCGGGAAGGGAAAGGGCTTTCGACTGGCAATCGACGATCAGATCGACACGGGCCGCGCATTCGCCCCATGCCGCCTCGGTGATATCGAGCGCGCGGCGCAGCTCGTCGTTAGTTCGCGGTGCCGTCGCCGGCAGCGTGCAGCGCGCGACGGGCGCGCATTGCAAGGTATTCGTCGGCTCCGGTGATCGCGGGGCGGCCGTACAGGCGCACAACGTCATCAGGCAAAGCGCCATCAGCCCATGTGCGCAACGCTTCGTTTTCATGTTTCAACGCCTCAAAGTCGGTCTCAGTCTGTGCGAGGCTCGCGGCGATGCCGGCGCGCTTCGCGTCGAGCTGCGCGAGCGCCTTCGCGTGCTCGCGCTCTTTCTGCTGTAGTTCGACGATCGTCGCGTCGCGCCGGCCGACCGTCTCTTGCGCTGTGTGCGCGGTGTCCTGTGCGTCGACCAGCTCGGCGCGCAGCGACTTCACGTAAAACCAGCCGGCCGCGATCGCGAGCGCGACGAGCGCGATCGCGGCGAGCTTGAGCGCGATCGGCACGAGGCGTGCGGTGATAGGGTTCATGCCGCCGCCTTCTCGCGCTCGGCATACGTCGTGTATGCCTGGGCGAGCTTGGCGTCGTACAGATTGCGCGCGTAATCCGGGCCGTTGTAGCCCTTGGCGAACGCGGTCCACTTCCTACCCTTCAGCGCAGAAAGCAAGGCCGTGTCGGCCGCGATAAACCGCACGAACGCGTCGAGGTGATCGGCTTCGCTTCTCTGCATGCGAGCGACCCAATCGGCGACGCTCAAATATTCGAGGTCTTGCCAGTGATAGCCCATGATTTGAAACGCGCCCCAGCTCGCCGACTCGTGCGCGGTGTCGGCGTCGATGCGCTCGGCGATCGCAAGGCGGGTGTACTCGGCCGCCTTGCCCATGTACCCGCCGGTGGTGCTCGATACGATGTTCGGATATCGAGCGGCGAGCGCATCCACATCAAAGCCGCGTGCCTCGAGGCGCTTATAGAACACATGCCGCTCGAAAAGAATCGCCGGCCGGCCATCGGTCAAGAAACCTTCGCCACGCGATTCGACTTCGTTGACCGCGCGGATCGCCGCAACGGATACGCCGAGCGTGTCGGCTGCTTTCACGAGGTCATCGTCGGACAGGTGCCGGGGCAGTGCGACACCGGGCAAAGCAATCAGCGTTTTCGGGCCGGCGATGCCGTCGATCACAAGGCCGCGAGCTTTCTGCAGGGCCATAACCGCGGATTCGGTGTCATGGTCGAAGACGTGCGTTTCGTGCACGGGAAAGCCGGCGCGCGTGAGCCGCTTTTGTAGCAACGCAACTTCGTCGCCGATATCACCCTTTCGCAGAATCATCGTCATTCGCTCCGCAGCAGGCGCGCGACGTTGCCGCGTGCGCCGAAAATGAGAACAGTGAAAAGAGCGGCGCGAGCCGCTTCGAAATAGCCGACGGCTTTCGCATGCACGGCCAGCTCGATCGCCGAGCCGCCAAGCGCGACGAGCATCAGCCAGGCGAACCATGAAACGTGATGCCGGTGCCGCGCTCCGTCGCGGCGATAGGCGAGGATGCGCAGCGCCGCGAGGCTGTACGCAATCAAAGCGATCAGTGCGAGGGGGTTGGTCATGAGTCAGCCCTTTCGGAACAGCGACAACAGGTCGAAAGACTTGATGCGCTCGATCAGTTGCAGAGTGACGGTGATTGCCAGTGCAGCGGCGAAGAACGCCGCAACGCCGGTGCTCGTGATCGGCGTGTGATTCACAACATCGGGCGCGGCCATATAGCCCGCGATCAGCGAAATCACGAGATAGGCGAAGCGCTTGCCGAGCGACAGGTCTTTCGACGTGACGACGACGAGCGCCGCGCCCGTGAAAGCGCCGATGAGCGCGTTGCCGTCGATGCCGGGAAACAGGCTTGCGAAGCCGATGCCGGCCGACACAGCGGCGAGGGTGGTGGTGCTAGGTTCGGCCATGTTGACGACTCCGGGTTAATCGAAAAGGTTGACGAGCTGGAGCGTTGTTTGATCGCTCGGCGGATCGGGTAGGTCGACGGCGAGGCCATGCGGCAGCACGGGACCGTAGTCGGCGAGGCCGGCATTCATTTCGAGCGTGGTTTCGACAACGCCTTGCGTGCGGCCGAGGTAGCGGAAACAGAGGGCGTCGACGGTATCGCCCTGTTGGGCATAGACGCGCATCAGATCAGCTCGATCGTTGTGCGCGCGACGCCGCGCATATCGTTGATTGCTTGGCGTGCGTTGCGGCGATCGGCGTCGATCGTCGTCACCAGCTCGTCGGCGTCGTTCGCGCCCGACTTCGTGCTATCGAAATCGCGATACTTCTCGGTGAGGTCCGCGCGCGCGAGGAAATAGATCGCTCGGCGATAGCGCGCGAGCTGCACGCTTTCGCCGCCGATCTTGTCGGCGGGCAGCTCGGCGAGCGATGCAACGCCGGCCGCTT